AAGGTAGTGGATCCTAAAACTACTACTTGACTAAATGCCTTATGCGACATTTTAATAATGTTCTTCTCTAAGAAGTCTTGAAAGTCTCTAGCATGAGCATCTTGATTAATTTGTCTATCGCCTTCATATATCTCAAATATATTTGGCTTAACACCTCTTCTAACCATATAGGTCTTACCTTTGGTTTCGAAAATTACTTCTACTACTAATTGTTTGAGGTTAATACTATTAAGCAATTGCTGCTTATTAATCTTTCTAAATGCTTTACCATATAGACCAAACGATAACGCATCCAGGAATGTAGATTTCCCTGAACCATTATCTCCTATTACTAATGTAGACCTATGTGAATCTAGGTCCAATTCAGTAAAGGTATTTCCCGTGGATAGAAAGTTCTTCCACTTTATACTTTTAAATCTTATCATTAATTAAGCGTTAGCGCTTCGGAATATAAGTCATGTATCACCTTAGTGACGTTTTGCTTGTCAACACTAGTATCCAATTGCTCAATATAATTATTAAGTATTGTAAGTGTATCTTCCGCCTCAGCTACGACGTCCTCATCATCTTCTAAATTTAAATTCAGGTGGTCTTCAACTACCTGTAAATGGATTGGATTGACTCTCTCCAATCTTTCAATAAACATATCAAACCAGTAAGGGTTTGTTTTATTCTTTATAATTAATTTAATGTAACAGTTAGCATACTGTTCCATATCCATTTCTATAATATCTGTAACAACAGCATCTTGATCATTATACCATATTCTTTTAAACATAGTATTAGGATTCTTTATAAATTCTAATTCTCTTGTTTCAGTATCATATATATGGAATCCTTTATCATCATTAGCATCTGACCATGTCATCTCATATGGGCAACCAAGATAATTAATATTACCTGTTACCGATTTTGTATGATAGTGTCCTGTGCATACTAAATCAAATTTCTTAAGAAAGTCATCTTTCATTCCATGGAATAAAGATTGACCTTTATACATTTGATAACCTTTTAATTCTAAATGACCAAATAACACTTGGCACTTAGTCTCTGCTACCTTTTGAAATACTTCATCTTCATTGTCTTGACATATCCAAGGTAACATAAAGATACCATTCCATTCTGTTGGAGTATCATATACAACTATATTATCGTAATGCTCTGCTAGTAATCTCATACTATTAAGCTCAATAGTATTTTTATAAAAGCTATCATGATTACCAACTAGCACATGTAATTTAATACCTCTCTCTTGAAGAGGATCAAAGAACATTCTCTTAGCTCTATCTAATGAATAAAAGTTAATGTATTTTCTTCTATCAAAAGTGTCACCAAGGTCAGCAACAGTCGTGATCCCGTGCTCATCTAAATATGGAAAGAATTCTTCTTTAAAGAACTTTTCTTGAAAGTCTGCAACTCTTTGATTGTCATTCCTAGCTCCGAAATGTATATCAGTTACTAATGCAATTTTACTCATTTGGTCTCGTATAAAATTTTTCCAGGCCTTTCGCTTCAGCTTTCTTTGCTTCTCTCTTAGCTTTGCGGTCAGCTAATTTCTGTTCAAAGTTACCTACAAAATCTTTCATATAATCTGTATGTAGATTTATTTTAGGTTGATCCCCTTGCTTGGCTTCACCTGATGATTCATGAGAATCACTTAATTCATCATACACAATACTTTGTTCTAAAGCTTTGTGCTTAATATATAATTGTCTTTTCTCTCTATCAATTCTTCTAAGAAAAGCATAATATATTATTTGTGTGAAGTATGCAAATGGGTTTGTAGATTTATCTGGATTAAAGTTATTTAAATAATTAATACAATTCTCAACTCCATCACCTACCATCTCTTCTCTAAACATATAATTGGCGAAGTTGGGTTTATAAGATAATCGATTGGCTATCTGTAATAAACATTCTCCAACATAGTTAGGAATTGGTGGTGCTGGCTTCCCTGCTTTTTCAGCTTTTAATCTTGCTGCTTTATATTCAACTAATACTTTGTATAGTTGCTTATTATCAACGTAATGTTTTCCCATTAGTGTATCTGGTTATTGGCGACCGTTGTACGCTCTACCCAAGCTTCAAGTTCTGTCATCATTTTATCCTCTAGCTCTTTCATCTTTTCAGGATCCTTATGAAATACTCTTTGCTTATACCATTCCTTTACAAATTTATTATATTGTGTTTTAAGGTTAACTTCAAGATCATCAAATACTGTAGTAACCCTATTCTTCATTAAAACCGTTTTTATTGGTTTGCCTTTAACAAAAGGACAATACATACCTTTAAAATAATATCTTTGTTCTACGAACTGTTCAAATTCTTCGTTAGAGACTCCCATCTCAACTGCATTATCTATTAGGTAGGACTTTTCATCCTCAGCGACAACATCTCCTACTAACTGGGTGTTATCAATTAATTTAAAATATTTAAACTCCATTAAGCTTTACCTGGTAAATTTTATAATCAAACTTCTCGTCATTATAATATTGTACACGATCTTGAAAATGTTTCAATGTATAATTCTTCCTAGACTTATGTGTTAAGTCATCGGCAATATCAAATAACGTAGCTGTTGATTTCGTATCAGACCGTCTTAAACCTCTACCTATACTTTGTAATACTCTAATCTTAGACTTACTAGGTGAAGCAAAGACAACATTATGAAGGTTCTTAATATTTATGCCAGTTGAGAACGTACCGTATGAAGCTACTATTATTGCATCAGTATCACTTTCTACTAATGCTCTTATCTGCTCTCTAGCAGCAGCATCTACTTCTCCGGATACAAAAAAGATATTACGGTCAATGACCTCCTTTTGTTGTTGTTCTAATATATTATTATACAATATTTTACCATGCTTTTCAACCAATTGATATAACAATAATGTATTACCATTTAGTCCTGTAACGAGGTTCTGTATAAATTTATTTCTGGCTGGAGATGCTACTATATGTTGAAGCTCATCTTGATAGGTTGCTTTCTTCAGCAAATCACAAGACGTACCAGGATGCTTTAACACTATAGCTTTAACACCCAACTCTGATAGGGTTCCTTTCTCCATTAATTCACTGGTAGTTGTAACTTTCTTAATGGATCCAAACAAACCTTCTAATACTAGTTTGTGTGTTTGTGTTTCATCTATAGTTCCAGTGAAACCAAATCTATAAGGACAATCGACTAGCTTAGTCATAATTGTAGTTAATGATTTGGATTTAAAATGATGTGCCTCATCACCTATCACACATTTAAATTGTGCGAACCAAGGTTTAGGCATCTTATGTATTGACTGCCACGTAGATATGACTATACCTTCACTAATGGTGTCTCTCCAAGATTTATTTTGTGATCCGTCAATCACTCTAACATCCTTTTCAAAACCATAGTCTTTAAAGTCTGTTTGCATTTGATATACCAATGATGTAGTTGGTACTATCACTAAAATCTTATTACCCATCTCTTGCATCATGTGTGCTATGAGATATATAATTAAAGACTTACCACTAGCTGTAGGTGAAAGCATTAATGCTCTCTTAGTTCTCATTGCATGCGCAAAAGCTTTTAATTGATAGTCTCTAGGTTCAAACCCAGCACCCTTCAATAAGTCTTTGGCGTAGGAGGTGGCCTCTGCTAATGAAAACTCTACATCATGTAATTCATCATCAACCTCTACGGTATAGTCATAATTTTTTGCGAACTCCCTTATATAGGGAACTAGTCCGGCATATATTAATCCTGTAGAAGGATTGTATAATCTTATTTTACCATCCCAAAATTTATTACGGACTTGAGGCATAAACCTAGCACCAGGAACTTCAAAGGTAAAGTATTCCTGTAGTTCATAACTTATTCCAGGTTCAGTATAACATCTTACGTATACTTCATCATATTTTTCAATGAATATATTATCAGCCATAAAAATTAATTGGTTCAGGAGCATTGTAGTCTATCCTAAAAGGAAAGATTTTACTAATAACCTTAGCACACGCCCAAGCTACTTCTTGGTGCTCCATCTGTGTACCATGTCCACCTCTTAATTCACAAAAGTGGATCCATGATCTTAAGGTTCCGTTTACGTATAAACGTGATAAAGTATTCCCTTCCGGCAATACAGCTCTAGCTTGTTCTTTTGCGATCCCGTTATTGATAGCCCAGTTGTATGCTTCTTGGGCTGCTTCAATGACTTCGCTTTGTTTTTCATTCCATTCGTCAATGAGTTTGAAGTCTTCAGTCTCAATTGAGTTCTGTCTATTTTTTGGATCCTGTATCCTAGCTTCTCTAAGTTCAAAACCTATCTCCGGATGTGCATAGCGTTGACTAAATTCTTGGAATGAAAAAGACCTATGTCTTAATATTTGTCTAGCTATGTCTCTTGTTGTTTCTATTTCTAAACATACTGATACCATTTCAAATGGTGACCAATGCTTATGTTTAATTAGATACTTTAGTAGCTTAGCTGATGTCGTGTCGTTCATTTGATTATCTGGATTAGATACTCTTGCACAGTACGCTACTAATTCTGTAACACTAGTAGACATCAACAACTCCTTACCATCACATTGACTATGACTAATAAGCTTAACTTTCATTTTATAATCCTACTTTAAATTTTTCCCAATCAATAGCAGACTTTATATTATAACCTCTGGTTTGTAAAGAGCGTATAGCACTTTCTAAAAAGTCTACCTTCTCTTTCGCGTAAGCGATCTTCAAGTTTAAATCGATAATATCTGCGTCAGCAGAAATATAATTGGCTATATCAGCGCGCAAAATTTTAAGCGGCTGTGGATCCCAACCATACTTATCTAATGTGGATTTATCTAGAGTGCCATCATAGTATTCATATTTAAGCTGTCTAAGCTCTTTATACTTCTCTTCTAGTCTACGCATAGCTAGACGTTCGCTAGCAAATATCTTAAAATACTTTGCATGTAACTTAGGTATTTTAATTGCTTCGCGACCTAATTCGGTTCTATCAATATCAGAGTCTTTCGACCACTCTTCTAGTAGTTCATTTAAATCCATAATGTATATTATAGCTTATTGTATGTAGAAAGGCAACTAAGTAATGTCTTTTATATCGTATCTTTCATATGCGAAAGTGCAAAGACATTCTACGTATTCTACATCTGTTTGACGGAAGTCAAATAGGATATCCTGTATAGTAGTAGGATACATATTAAGGAACGTTATTTGTTGATTAGAGTTAACGTTACTATTATGTATAATTAAAGTGGCATCTGATACGAGGCTATCAGCGCCTGTCGCCCCTCTAAAGAGTCTTGTGTCTTTATCTGCTAGTGCTTTGTATTGATCAAACTTATCAGGGAATCCTAACGCCATCATCCAGTTATAGATTTCTTTATAGTTCTTCATATCCTCGTCAACACGGAATGTTAATTGAAATTCTCCAAACTCTAAGTGATCGCCCGCCATGGGCAACTTAACAAATGGAGTAGGTATATCGAAACGTCCGAGAGCAATATTAGGTAGCATACACTGCTGTACAAAGAAGTTCACATTAGGAAGCTTCTTCATTTGGAAAGTAAACTTTAAAGGTGATAGAAAGTTTACATTTGATGGTTGAGTGTTTATAATAGCCATATTAATATTTATCTATATTATTATCTCTCGCGCGTACAATACACATTATAACATATAGTTTAGCAAGGGGCAACCTTTTTTTTAAGAAACTTGCTGAGTTACAAACTCATTAAGTTCTTTTGCAACAGAAACAATATCAGATGCACTTATCTGAGTAAGTGGAACATCTTGCTTTTCTTCTGCATGATTATTGTTTTCTATGGTTGCTTCCATGACTCTATTAGCATTACTTTCGAGTACTTGCTGAGCCGCGTAGATTAGATCTGCTCTTATTTCATAGCCTGATTTTGTATTTGACATAATTCCTCCTGTGTGTTTGTGTGTGTTATGTAATACAAATATATTTATAAGACAAAAAAAAGGGTCCCGAAGGACCCTTTTGAAACCATAAGGTTTTGGCTTACATGATGTTGTTAACTAGAACTCTTCTGTAGTATACATTAGAATCTTTAGTTAATGCACCAAGACCAACACTTGAGCCTTCCGCAAATGGGTTTGCAACAACGCCGTAACGTGTTTTAAATCCGATTTTTGGTTGGAAAGTATTCTCGCCAACGGCTCTAACCATTTGTAGAGGTACGTATGGGCAATAGAATAATCCAGCGTCAAATGCTGAAGATCCTTTATAACCTAGAACATAGTAGTTACCAGTAGTATAAGGATCGATGTAAACTCTGTATCTACCGTTAAGAACACCAGCAAATGTATTACCAGTATCATCAACTTGTAGGTTGTTAGAGTTTAACGCAGGTGCGTAATCCAACACGCCAGCCATTTGAAGGGCAGATGCAACGTCTGAACTTGTGATCAATACGTTACCTTTTCCTCTTCTTGTGTCTTTTGCGATCTGATTAGCATCACGCTCAATCTGGAACATAAGTCCTTTGAATTTCTCAACAGACCATCTTCCGTTTGAATCAGTATCTAAATCAAAAGTACCAGCTGTAGTTACGTCAGTCTGTGCACCTTGCTTAGCAACAATGTTAATTGTTCTGATAATCTCTCTGTTGATCTCCGCAAGGATTTCAGTTGAAAGAATATTAGCCAATTCAGTTTCAGCGTCAAGACCATGAATTGCTTTAAGGTCTTGTGCTAATTCCATTGTGTACTCAGCTTTAAGTGCTCTTGAACCAGCTGTAACACTTACTTTCTCGATTGAGAAAGCCATCTCTGGGAATGCAACGTTAGATGCATGACCTAGAGCTTCTGCTTGGTTAGTTGACATAGCGTCACCGAAGTTATAAGAACCAGCTTCTGCGTTATTAGCTGAAACAGGAACTGAACCAACGTGCTTGTCACCAAGTGTGTTAGCATTAGCTACAACAGAAGAGAATGAAGTGTTAGCTTCATCATAGAATGCTTCTGTAGCACTGTTACTCTGATTAGAGTATTTGCTTCTCATAGCAAAAATCAAACCAGTAGGCCCTGACATAGGTTGAACACCACACATGTCATAAGCTACCAAGTTTGGCATAGCTCTTCTTACCAATGAGATAAGAACAGGATCGTAATTATCAATGTCAGCACCAGTAGCGTTTGTAGGCGTATGAGTTGCCTCGCTAAGTAGTGACTGAGATGAGAAAGTAGATCCTTCTCTGAGACTAATCTCAGTATTTTCTAGAAGTTGAGCAGTTACTGCACGTCTATGAGCATCTCCGATATTTGGTAGATCTTCGTGCTCTAAGATAGGCTGCCACTTCTCAACTAAACTTGAATTAAGGTTCATAATAGCTCTCCTAATTTTCCCTTTATCAATATTTATTTTTTAATAGTGCGTGAAATAGCACTTGCATATCTTGCCATTGTTGGCTCGACTGCAGCCTTTTCTTCTGCTTCTTCTAGCGGCTCATCGTTTTCCTGAGTAATGTCAGGGGATTCGCTTTTTGAAGCAAAATAGTTTTCCTTGATTACTTCCAACTTCTTGTTGAAATCCTCAAGATCATCATATTCAATACCTTCAGCTAATGAAGATAGTTTCTCTCTTTGAGTCAAAGTTAAGTCATCAGCTTGTTCTGCGATGCTTGCTTTAACTTTCAGATCGTCAATTTCTTTTTGAAGTTCGATCTTTTCTTTAACAGATTCGTTAAGATCGTCTTCTAGTTGTTCTGCTTTTTCAACAGCATCAGCAGCTAGGTCAACTTTCTCTTCCGGTAGGTCGATATAGTTTTCCTCGAACAATTGCTTGATACCATTCATGAAACTTTCAGCGACTTCAACTTTAAATGAACTTTCGATGGCGAGTTCATTTTCTTTAGCCCACTCTTCGGCAGCGTATGTAACATACTCATCAACCTTATCATTAAGGTCAGATTGATATGCTTCAATTGCTTCCTCTAGCTTCGCTTCGTACTCTTCTTCGAGTCTAGCAACTTCAACACCTACTTTAGCATTAACTGCTGCAGTATATATTGTTTCTGCTTTATCTCTTGTTTCCTCATCTAACTCTTCGCCAAAGATTTCATCTATGTCTTCTTTCATTCCTTTAGGTTTGATTGAAGCCATATTCTTGGCTGAATTATTAGGAGCGGATTTACCGAAGATTGTATCGTATGCGTCACTAACCCCACTGCCACCAAAGCTGTTCAATTTCTGAACAATGGCAGAGATCATGCCAGCTCGGGTGAGTTTAGGCATAGCTTTATCACCTTGATCTTTGTCGGCAGGTCTCTTATTGCTTTTTGTAGCGACTGGATCAGCGACCATAGAAGCATCACCTGTAGCCTTGAACTCGTCAAGTTGAACGTCTTCTTCTTGGTTCACTTCCAATTCTTTATCAGACATTTGAGACTCCTCTAGTATATCTTAATTTATTTCCTATTATTTATAAGAACGCGGTATGTTACTTTAAAGTATCTAGATACTTTGCAAATAATTGTACCTTACGTTCCATTAATTCCTTAGCTGATTTTTTACCAGTGTCCAGAATTTCCTCAACAACGTTGATCGTAGATTTAGTCCAGGCACCAGTCTCCTGATCATAAATCCATTCACAACCTTCCATAACTCCTTTTACAAATGCATCGGGAGCAGATGGATCTGCTACAATATCTGCAGCAGTCGCCAACATGAAGTCATCTTGAACTTCCATGATGTCCTTTTTCGCTTTCAGGGATCCCATACCTCTTGAACTAACGCCTAGTTGAGCACCTTCTTTCATAAGGTTTTTGACGATAGATCCGTATGGAGTATCCATTACTTTTGCTCTACCAATATAGTTGTTGCCTTCTGGTTTTAAAGATTGTATCATATGAGATACTCTTTCAAGGTTAATGGTAGGGCCTTGCGGATGTCCTAATTCACCATAAGCACGTTTCTTATCAATGTGCTCTTTGGTATAACGATCGATTTCTTTATCCATAGTTGACTTTCTATAGATACGACCGTTCTTGTTCTTTTGTTCTGTTTGTATGAAAACACCTTCGATGAAGTAATCTTTCTTACCAGTATCTTTGTTTTCTTCAGCAATATAGTTTATTTCATTATCTAATACTTCTGCTATTAGTTTCATTGTCCGAATCCTACTGGTGTAAATTTACCTGCTGTAGCGTAGATTTTATCGTCAGGAGCTTTACTAAAGTAATTAACTCCAGCGCCTACAGTGGTGTTTCCTATTGCGCCATTAGCGCTATTAACTAAAGTAATTGTAGCTGCAGCAGTATGATAATGTTTAACTAACTGTGCGCCAGATAAAGCACTAGCGTTAGCTAAGTCTGTACCAGCTGCAACTTCATTACCTTTAAGAATAATTATCTTCATTCGCCACCTCTCATTTGGATAGCAAAGTCAACCATTCTTAGGAAATCTTCTTGGTTGTTTTCTAGTTTCTCGACGAAAGTGTCTACGTTATCGTCGTTTAAAAATTCCATTACGTCGGTGATAGCAGAAGCTGTTTCTACATCTACTTCCATTTGTGTATCATCGTTTAATGTTATTTCGGCGTCTTGACCAGAAGATACGATTGATTTAAGTTGCTCTAAGACTCCCTCAATTGCAAGTTCGTCTTCAGCTAGTATATCTTCTACTTCAGCCATTGTTTCTTCGTAAGCAAGTTTTTCTGCTTCGGGCTCTATATGAGTTCTTTTAGATTTGTCTTTCTTGACTTTATCAGCTTTGTGCTGATTTTTAGAATCTACAGGATAATCTTTTATTTCGACATTGTCTGTATGCTTCTTTTTAAACTGAACTTCACCCTCGGCATTTTCACGACCATGATGTTTAGCATCAATAGCTGCTTCTAATATATCTTTTAATCTTTTAGCCATTTGTGTCTTCCTCTTCGGGTTCCTCGGGTTCTTCCATTTCTGGTTCTTCTTCAGATTCAGGTTCAGTTACTTCTTCTGGTTCTTCAACCTCTTCGACTTCTGGTTCGTCCACTTCTTCTGGACTATCCGCTTCTAAAGAATCAATAGCATCATCTATTTCTTCTTCTGATGGATCCGCTGCAAGTTCTTGATCTTCCGCATCTACTTCTGTATCTACTTCTTGATCCTCTACTTCAGCTTCTGCATCTTCTGCATCGACTTGGTCTTCGACCTCTTCAGGTTCCTCTGGTACCATTTCTGGATCAAACAAACCTTTCATAAAGGCTTCTTTCTTACCACCAATTATATTGGCGACCTTCTGAACCATAACATTATCAAAACTTTTCTGAACTCCTACTGGCTTATCACCAATAGCATTCTGAATCATATCATCAATGTCAAATTTATAATCATTATCTGGCATAATATCTCTCCATTATATTTATATGTTTTTATTCTTCACCATTGCTATTTGAATCTTGTTGTTCAGGTTCACCGCTTGGTTGTGCGATATAACCTGGTCTAGTAGCTAATGCATTCCATGGGGCGTCTGGTTTAGCACCACCGCCTGGTCCAAAGTCATCATCATCTGCTTTCTCCATATCCATCTCTTTTTGCATGTCTTCAATTTCTTGATCATTCAATTTAAGGATGTTTCTCTTGATCCAAGCTTTAGAATAATAAACACCTACACTATTTTCTATATCATTAAGAGTTTGTAATCTTTCTCTTACGATCTCAGAATTCTTTAATTCCGCAAAATGATTATCTTCTATATAATCATATTTAATGTGTTGCTTAACTTGCAACCATTCTTCTTGACTCATAATACCTTTTAGTACTACTTGTTTCTCTAAACAATTGTCAAACAATGTTGCAAATCTTAATCTTAATCTTCTAATGAACTTATTAAATTTAAGTTCATCTCTACTTATTTCTGATGCTCTACCTAAAGTAAATCCTGCTTCTGGTTCTAATCTGCTAATAGGAACATTAAGTGATCTATATAGTTTCTTTTTAAAGTATTCTATATCTTCCATTTCACCTAGGTTTTGTCCACCAGGTAAAGTAGTAATCTCAGTTCCTCGACCACCTTCTCTTCTTGGAAGCCAAAAATCTTCCATCATGGTCATAAATTTTCTATCGTCTCTTATCTCTCCAGAAGCTGCATCATAGACTAATCTATTTTTATGTTTAGTCATCATATCCCTAAGATACTGTTCTGCTTTCATCTTAGGTAAGTTACCAACATCAATATAAAATATTCTTCTTTCAGGTGCTCTTGATATTCTATATATCACAGAAGCATCTTCTAATATTTGTAATTGATTAAGTGGTTTAATTGCTTTATGCAAATGAGATAGGACCATCTTATTGTTCTCATCTGTTAAACCAGATGTAATATGAACAATAGAATCTTTTGCAATTTTAAGACCCATTGCTCCACCACCAGCTGCAATAGGATCCGGTGTCATAGATGATTTACTATGAAACCCTTTATCATTGTAAACGTAAAATTCTTTCTTTACTTCTTTTACGTATATATCTCGACCCTTTCTTTTCTTAGAGACTTCTCTAACAAGTCTTATCTTTCTAGGATCGATATATCTTAATTCTTTTATCCCTTCTCCGGGATTGTCTTCGTCGATTACCGCATGAAAATACATACGACCATCTACATACCATTTTCTAAAAATCTCATATCCTATTTTATTAATATTAAGCATATGAGTCACATCTTCAAACTCCTTCAAGATTGCTTTCTTAATAGTAGCAGAAAGCGATTTAACATTATCTAAATTAATGTCTACTACTTTCTCTTGGGGATCTGATATGATTGTTTCATTTACTATATCGTCTATAGCATGTTCACACTCAGGTGCCATTGCCATCTTACGATATCGAGTCACCAGTTCGGCTTCATTCTTTGCTGATCCTTCTAAATCTACATATGTACCATATGCACCACCAGTTGCTGACACCTGTAAGGCGCCGTCATCTCTGGTCGGTTCTACAAATGATACTGTATTAGAGGATAGCTCAGAAGACTTCCTTTTGATCTCAAAGCCAAAAAGTTCTGCCATTTATTTCTCCATTATGTAAAATGTAGAGGGGGAATTATCCCCCCTCTTCAATATATTTATGATGTTCCAGCTGAGCCGGTTGCTCCGCTTACAGTCCAATAATCGTATTGGAATATGCATTGGAACTCTTGAATTTGGTCAACAGCTTCCCACTGAAGATCAATCTCAGCAAGTTCTGCAGGATAAATTCCTACAAATTTGTATTCTCTAATTGGAACACCTGTCTTACTGAATTGAGTTACAGTAGCATCTTTCTTATAACCATCTGGTCCAGCTGAGCCGAAACCACGGATGTTTTCAGAATGATGGTTGATTTCATTCATCCATTCCTCTAACGCATTACGGATTAGAAAGTCTTCATCATTGATAACAGTAGTTTGCCATGGAGCAAATATTCTATCACCAGCGATTTTTAATTTTCTACCGAAGTATGGAACTTCAATTAAACCTAAAGTAGATGCAGGAATTTGTGTAGCCTTGACCAAGAAAGGTACTTTTAAATCACCAGCACTGTTAGCTGGGTTATTAATCCTAACTTGGAATAAGGAGTTTCTTGCACCACCTAGGGTCAATTGCGATCTAATTTCATTTACATTAAATGCCATTTCTTACTCCTTAAAATTTACCTACTACTTCACTAAACTCTACGCCTGTTCTGACTGCTACAAAGTTCAATTGGATAAAGTTGATAGATCTTGCTGGTTTAACATATATGTCACCAATAAATTCGTTTCTATCAATTACTTCACCAGTATTGTTTGATTCGTCACAAACTACGCGGAAGTCGAAAATTCCTCTTCTTCCTTGGACATCTCTAAGGAAAGGTTCTACAAGGTTAACAAATTGAGCTCTTGTAAATTCATCATTGAATTCAAACAATGTGAACTTAGCAGCTGTACTAATAGCTTTCTCAAGTACGATAAACAATCTTCTTACGTTGATTCTATCGAAAGCACTTGGCTTAGCTAGTAATGTTTTGTCACCATATAAGACGTTTCCTTGTCCTGGAAATGATACAACAGGGTTAACACCAGCTTTATAAAGAACATCTCTAAAAGCTTGTCTTGGGTTGTAAGCTAACTTAACAACGTTTTTAATTTGACCTCTGTTAAATCCACCAGGCGAGAACCAAGCATCTCTTTCGTCGTCTGTTCTAGCAACTAGTCCAGCGACATCACCGTTAAGTGGAATGTATCTATATACATCATTATACTTGTCGTATTGATATTTATATCCACTGTCTAACACGGCATATGAACTTGATCTTGCGGCGTTTCTATATTCTACGATATTATCTGCTGCATCAGAAGCTGATGTAACACCAACTACGTCTGCTTTAGCAGGTGAACCGAAAGCAACACAATCTTTTCTTTTCTCTGTTACATTGTCAATAATGTAATTGAAAAGACCTTCACCAACGGATCCGCCAACTGATCTACCTTGCATTACTAATGATACATCTACATCTGCAGAGTCTGCAAACATATCGTATCCAACTGCTAGGTCTGCTAAGCTGATAGCACCTTCATTGTTACCATTATTACCACCTAAGAAAGAATATCTATAAGGTAGTGCTGTTGATAACGCAGCTGATGCGCTAGCTGTTGTAGCATAAGAACCTGCAGGATGATTAGCAAAGTAAATCCAGCTTGAGCTTTGATTTATTTTATCATAGTAATAATTAGAATCACCTGATTCTGTTTTAGCGTCTGTGGCTCTTGACATTGAAGGCCAAGACTCTAATATTGTTTCTGGTACTCCGGAAATGACTCCATCTTCATCTACGACGATGACGTGTAACTCATCACCAACTCCAGACCTGTCGGAGACATAATCTGTAGTGCCAGGTGCGGCGTCGAATGATTCGAAATACTTCCATCTTCGTTTGATTGTACCCATATTGATATCACTAGATAGAGTAAATCTATTCTTAAGTGATATATTTCTTTTAACGCTGAATACGCTACTTCCTTCATCAGTAAATGTATCTGAACCAGATGCAGCTATTGAGCTTATTTCTAAATTTTGTTCCCCGATTGAGGAATTACCAACTACTACGAGATCGCCAACTTGAATATCTGCAACTACTGCGTCGGCAAGTGTTGATAGAGCTGAGTTTGAGATAGAAGAATCAACAGCGGTTAATTTTAATACTGCTGTATTAGATCCAACAGACATAGCCAAATGAGTGGCTGAGTCAGCAGGATTTAAAGAAGCATTATTAGAAGAACCACCACCCCATGCTGGATCAATATCTTGACTGTAAGCATTAGCGGAATCACAAATCTCAACTCTTAATGAGTCTCCATCAGTACCAGCATACTTAGCAGCAACTTTGATATTAGCATCAAATGACAGTCCGCCTTCTTCAAATATGTCTTGGTTTTTAATTAGAACCCCAGTTGTTCCAGAAGTATTAGCTACTCCGGTAGAGTTCTTAGCACCAGAAGACACAGTTCTCACAACATACAACTTGTTACCATATGCCAAGAAGTTAGCAGCAGTAAAGAAAGTTTCTGCGTTATCGGAGGTTGGTTTACCAAATCGTGATACTAGTGTTGTCTCAGAATCAACTAACACACGTTGTTCTACTGGTCCCCAATTAAAGACACCAGCAATAGCACCTTCAGTAGTAGATACTGCAGGTACAACTGTAGTTAGATCGATTTCGCTGACATTAACACCAGGACTAACTTGAAATCCCATTTTCTGTCTCCTTTAATATGTCAATAAACTGTTTGGATATATTTATAGAATCACGGTTCTCTATTACCAGCTTCCTTCTTGGCTATAACCATCTGGAATATCTGATATGCCATCTTCTATAAATCCAAACGGGACCATATCATCTTCTATTACTTTCGCGTTTTGGTCCTGTATTGTCTTTTTAATATCTGAGCTTATTAGCTCTTTATAATAATCTTGTACGACTAACCAGCCGTATAAAACTAAACACATGACTAAATCGTCATGATTTCCACCTTCAGCTTCGAAGGACTCATTCTTTTGTATAAAATGGGTGAGCTCTTCTAAGATTTTATAATCATTAATAATAAGCTGATCTTTCTCTATTATCGTCTTTAAATGTAAACAACCATTCCGTTTTACTTGTTTGGTTGTTCTAACACCCAAATATTGCTGTCCTACACCAAATCCAGACGACAATACCTGACCAGCTCTACCTTTAGAAGCAGACATTAATATATTATCTACCTCTAAATCGGAATGTAATGTCTCAGCGACAGCCATTCCTATATCATTAGATTCAACTAATACAAAAGCATTGTTATATGATTTTGCAAAGCTCTCTATGATTTGTGGATATTGCATAGGTGGTATCTCATTATTTTGATAACAACAAACTACTTTGTGTGGTAAGTCTGATGCATCAACAACAACGAAAGCGGAATAATCTCCTGATACGCCTCTTGCAGTATCTACTAATATAGTATATATATGATTTTCTTTCGGTTCCTCATATACTCTAACGTGTTCGTTTTGATGTACTGGTGTCTCATATACAAGTCTCTTCAGTACACTTGGACTAATAAGAGTGTTTGTGGATCCTATAAATTCACATTCAAACTCTTGTCTGAATTGTCCTTCAGACGTATTACGTATAGTTTGTTCTTTCCATTCTTCGTCCCTTCCGGGAACATCTGACCAATGAACGTCTATACGTTTATATTCGTTTAGTCCTTGTTCGCTATCGTGCCATAGCTTATAAAATAAGTTCAACCCATTTGGGGTTGATGTAATTAATACCTTAGATGTTTGACCAGATGATATCGTAGGATATACAGAAGCAAAAAAGTCTTCTTGTACATGCGTTGGAACAAATGCAAACTCATCTAAGTAAATTAAGTTAAATGATCCACCCCTTATGGATGATGCTGATGTAGATGCTGCTAGGATCTTAGATCCATTTTCCAACTCTACATTACCTTTGTTCCATTCTACTATACCCAATTGCATCCATCTTGGCAAGTGCTCATATGCTAATTGTATACGCGCTAATATTTCTCTTGACTGTGAACTCTTATGTGCTAGTATAGCTATATTGAAACTATCCTTAAACATCATGTACCACAGCAGTACAGCGCATATAACAGTAGTTTTTCCGGTCTGCCTAGGCATCTTACAGATAACAAATCTCTCGCGCTCTACGAGCGATATAATGTCTTTCTGATACTCGTAAGGCTCAAATATAATCTGACCTTCATCAATATTTACAATAGTAATATACTTACTAATAAAGTATTGAGGATCCTGAGAACACTTTACAAACTCTTCTACTTGCTCTGGAGTAAACTCCTGTGCAATGTTAGCTCGTTTAAGGTTCGGATTACCTAGGTAGTTTTCCTTAATCGGTTGATTCATCTTTTATTTGTTTCTTGATTAATTTTTGTAACTCTCCAGTGCTGCCAACAAACAAAGTATTATTAACTGTGTTTGGACCTTTACCTGTTTCATTAGTAATGTCTTGTTTCTTTTTTGTAAGATCCATAAGTGACATATTGGCATCGGCCAATACTTTTACTAATGTTGCTACTACTTCAAAAGCTCTAGGATGTTGACTTGCTTGCGCTACTTCCAATAATTCAGAAAGAGCATGACTTCCTTGCTCAACGACATTATATAAATTGCCGCGTGCATATTCGAAATCATTTTCTACTTTTGAATCTTGAACTATGTCTCGAGCTTTTGCTATATCCTGTTTAATAGGATCGAGTTCTAAAAATTCACCAATTTTATCATTATCCATTTTCTACCGTCTTATTAATAATGTAACCAAAGTTATCATTTGCAGTAATACTATCTATATTTATACTTGCACTAGAATTACTGGTTGGATTACCATTGGCATCAAGTCCTGGTTTAATGACTACTTTAGATGCTTCATCTTCTCCATCTAATTGAAATACATTAGGATCTGATTCATCTACAAAGAATCTTGTATTAGCAGTTCTTATTAATCCAGCTTGATCGTTTACTCTTCCGAAGAGATAACCCTTGACAACAAAGTCAATAGTGTGTATAATAGCTCTTCGTGTTATAAAGTCACCTTCAAAACTATCTTCTGTTTGTAATGATTGAAATACTACCGGAATGTCCATCTTAATATCCATATCATCTACGAGCTTTAATGTTGCTGTATATTCAGGAGTAAAGAAAGGTAATATTTGTTCTAATATTCTAACACCATCTTCTGCATTCTTAACAGCAATAGCTAATGAGAATGTTATATCAAACGGAGTTGGTGTGAACATTGATTTGTAATTATGATTATCGCCTGACTTTGTATTGTATATTTTCTTAGCAGGATTTAATCTTCTTTCAGGAGCATAAGTAAAGGATGTCATTTCAAATGCCATTCTAGGTAATTGAACTGCTACTTGTCTATCTAGGTTAGGATCTACATTTATTCTTTCTATAAATCCAGCTCTTGGTGCATATGATATAGGCACACGAATAGATTGTATGACATCACCAGAACTATCTGTCCTATCAATTTCTATTTGATTAAACAGAGTTCCAAAGTATATAACATACTTTCTTATAATCCCGTTGTAAAACTTTTGACCAAACATTAGAATAAGTTCTCCGAGAATGGATTAACTTCTGAGAAGTCTATAAATCCAGATGCGCCGCCTTGGAAGAAATCAGAATCATCATCTTTATCTACAAGTCGTTTACTATAGTTATCATTAATTAAGTATTCGCCATTCTCTAATGCAATAATTGCTCCTGCTTCTGTTGACAGATTAGCTGCCGTAAGTGCGTAAGATTGAGACTCATCTACTTCTATATTATCTATAGTAGCTAAACCAGTATCAAGTCTTTCATCACTATATTCGAATCTTTCACAAGATATATCATACATATAAAGGTTGCCTAATTGATAAAATGGTGTATCATGTTCTACGAATTTAATTTCGAACAAAGCACCTTTAGCATTAGGTAATGAACCTTTAATCCAAGGTAGATATATTAAATCACCTTCTCTAGGTCTTGTAATAGAAGTATCCCATTCGGTTACTTCTTCTTCAAATCGTCTACGTGCCATAGACAATGTTACTTGATCTCTTATCTCTAAACCAAACCTTGTTAAGAAATCTCCTTCGCCTGCAAATCCTTCTACATCTTTAATATACATCTCTAAAGGATAAGCACCTGCAAACTGCGATACAGTATCTTCAGAAAATAGTTGATCGGAGTTGACTACCGTTCTAGGTAGGAAATATGCTTCTTGACCATATATAGATATGGCTTCAATTACTAATGATTCTAATAAGCGCTGTTCGCCGCTAGCTTCATAGTTTTGAAAGTAATTTGATCTGGCCATACTATCATCCTATCATATCAGTTACAGGTAAGCTGTAGGATGCGATGACCTCCTCTTCTAATTTAGTAATTTCTTGAAGAGCTTCATCCTGTATTTTTGCACTATTAAATGTTACACCACCAGGTAGTTGTAAGCCTTCATACTTCGCTAGGTTAGAACCCCACTGATATTTTATTTTTGCGGTAGCATAATTTTGTAACCATCTATCTTTCCAAACATCAGTATATGTATCTGGATCAACAATCTGATAAGCTTCTGCAATGATTATTTCACCAGCTTGAACCTTATCCCAATCCATATCGACATATAATCTATTAATATGTCTATTATATCTGATAGGTTGTCTTCCTACTAAGATTTCCTCAATAAACCTAATATGCATCATATTAGTATAATAGGTTACTAAGGATTGGTTAAATGAAGTAAGATCATACAAATCATTTAAAGCGATTTGATATCTTATGTTAAATAAGTTGTTTGTTGATAAAGCATCACCAATATCAAATATTCTAACAGCACCAATTATATTTTCTGGCACTGCTAAATATCCGTTATCTATATCGGTTTGAGTTAAAGTCCACTTATAGAAAGTTCTTTCGGATCCATCAAAGTGATAATCCCAATAGAAGGATAGAGCTTCATCAATTCTATCTTCTGTTTGATCGTCTTCTATATTAATTTCAATAACTGGATAACCTAATTTTCTTAGGCAATAGTCTTTGAATTGTGTTCTGCTAGTAGGTTGGGCCATTTATATTACCCCCATACTACCGTGCCAGATGCGTTATAGACCTTAAATACTCTGTTTGAACTATCTCTTAAATCACCATCAACATCTACATTATCAAATGTAACATCATCAGATGTTCCAACTGCTTGACCAATATGAACACCAGTAGAGTTTACAGTTGTTCCTGTTCCTGCTTTAACCCAAACACCTGTTGAGTTAGCAACAACACCATTATTAGCTTGAACAGTAAATGTTCTTGTAGCTGCGATTGTACCACCACCAGTTAAACCATTACCTGCTGTCATAGTAACTGTTGAATGATCTATGTTTTCATTAGCAACATATCCGGATAGGTTATGAATATCAATATTAGATTCTGCTACGAATACACCAGATGAATTAGATACTACTTGTGAGTTACCAGCTGCAACAGCTATAGTTGGAGTTCCACCTTCTGCTGAAGAAGATCCTGTAATACCATTACCAGCTGTAATAGTTGCTACATAGTTACCTGAAGTATCTGTTCCAAGAGCAATATCATTTTCTTTAGTATGGATTGCATATTCAGAACCACCATTTAATTTGTGAGTCCATCTATCAGTAGATTCATCCCAATACAATACTGCATTAGCGGCTGAACCTCTATTTACTCTAATACCTACATCAGCTGAAGGAGCTGAACCAGATGATAACCCACTATTTAAAACAATAATGTCATCATTAACTGATAGGTTAGTAGCATCGATAGTTACTGTAGCACCTGATACTGTTAAGTTACCAGATACAGTTAAGTCATTAAACTCTACATTATCTGAAGTACCTAATGCTTGTGGTAAATGAACACCTGTAGCATTTACAGTAATACCAGTTCCAGCTTTAACAAATATACCAGATGAATTAGATACTGTACCATTGTTTGCATTAACGGCAAGTGATCTAGAAGCAGTTATATCACCACCTCCTGTTAATCCATTTCCAGCAGTTATACTTACTGAACCGTGATTAATATGTTCGTTAGCAACATAACCTGATAAACTATGTATATCGATTTCTGAATCATTAGTAAATACACCATCACTGCTTACTGTAATACCTGTATTACCTACAACTGTTAAAGTTCTATCAGCAGCAATTGTACCACCACCAGTTAAACCATTACCTGCATTTACAGATACACTAGAGTGATCTATATGCTCATTGGCTACAAAGCCAGATAAGTCATCGTGAACAATAGCTGCATCATTAGTATGAAGACCAGTTGAATTAGCTACAATACCTGTATTAGCTAATACTGCTACTGATCTAGATGTGGTTATATCTCCACCACCTGTTAAACCAACACCAGCTGTTATTGATACACCTGAGTGATCAATATGTTCGTTAGCTACGAATCCTGATAAGTCATCGTGAACAATACCACCGGATCCTGCAAAGATACCTGATGAGTTAGCAACAATACCTGTGTTAGCTTTTACAAAGATTCCATCAGCGTTAGCTATTAAACCATTGTTTGCATTAACTGCTATTGTTCTACTTGCAGTAATATTACCGCCACCAGTTAAACCACTACCTGCTGTTATAGATACAGATCCGTGATTGATATGTTCGTCACCAACAAAGCCACTTAGATTATCATGAACAATTTCACTATCTTTTGTAAATAGTCCATCTGAGTTTGCTGTAATACCTGTATTAGCTTCTACTGATATTGTTCTTGTAGCTGCTATTGTTCCACCACCTGTTAATCCATTTCCAGCGGTCATAGATACAGTTGAGTGATCAATATGTTCGTTAGCTACAAAGTTAGATAAGCTATCATGGTCTATTTCACTATCGTTAGAGAATACACCATCACTACTTACAGTAATACCAGTGTTTCCTTTAACAGCAAGTGTTCTAGTAGCAGCAATTGTACCACCACCAGATAGACCATTTCCAGCTGTTACAGATACGGTTGAATGGTCAATATGATCATTAGCATCGTAATCTGAAAGATTAGCTAATGCTAAGGAAGCATTATTAACATGCATACCTGTTGAATTTACGACTAATGTTCCGCCAGTAGTAACACCAATAGTTGGTGACCATCCTTCTCCTGCAGATCCGGATACTGATATACCGTTAGCGGCTGTAGCACCAGCGACATAGTTACCTGTAGTATCTGTGCCAAGTGTTACATCATTAGCCTCTGTATGAATTTTATATTCGGTTCCACCAGCTAGTTTATGAACCCATCTATCAGTTGATTCATCCCAATAGAATAATGCATTAGCTGAGTCACCTCTTTCTACTTCTAATCCAGCATCAAGGGAAGGTGTTCCTGTCTGACCTGAAGCGAGTGTGATTATGGCATCATTAACTGTTAGGTCAGTAACATTAAGAGCTGATTGAGTTCCTGATACTGTTAAGTTACCAGATACTGTAACATCTCTAAATGAAACATCGTCTGTTGTTCCAACTGACTGACCAATGTGTACACCAGTAGCATTAACTACTGTTCCTGTACCTTGTCTTACGAAGACACCTGATGAATTGACAGTCGTACCGTTATTACCTTGTACTGTAAGTGTTCTTGAAGCAGTTATATCTCCACCGCCCGATAAACCATTACCTGAACTTATAGATACAGATGAATGGTCTATATTCTCGTTTGCGACATAACCTGATAAGTTATGAATATCTAAATTACCTTCGGTTACAAATAAACCTGATGAATTAGATACTAATTGATTGTTGCCAACATCTACACTCAAATGACCTGTTGCGTTAGTTGATAGACCATCGGCGACTAGGGATACACCGGCGATCGTAGAATTGGCTAGTGGCATTGTTTGTGCAAATGTGCCACCATTAGTTACAATACTATGAACACGTGTGCTCGTATTGTAAGTATAATTTGTTGTTAATCCGTTTAATGCACCTGATTGCGCATTAGTAACAATACCTTTATTGGTTACTGTTATAATTGGTATGTGAGTAGCATTACCATACGTTCCTGCTGTTGCTCCAGACACAGCAAAGGAACTGGTATTAATATTACCACTTGAATCAGCGATCTCAACGCCGCCGACTTCTAATCCGTGTTTGACTCTAAAATTTTGGTTTGCCATAATGGTTCACTTTCCCCTAGCTCTATATGTTTATTTATGCGTCTACGTATTCTACTTTAAAATTTGCAGTAGCGCTTGCGCTTCCAGGTGTAACATAAAGTCTTACTGTTGTTGTATGTACGTTAGCACTAAAAGTTGCTAGGTCAGAACCAGATTTGACATCACCAAATTGGTTCATATACGCAGTCGTTCCATCGTGTGTTAAATTAATTCCTAAAGCTTGATAATCAGATCCAGTTTTTACTACAATAAAATATTGTCCACCACCATATGTGGTCTTTGTAAAAGAATCTAATAGTTGAGCACTAGTGCTAGATGCACTGAATGTTTTACCTTCAGCTCTTGCAGAATCAATTTTTTTAGATGTATCGAACTTACCGTTGTCTGCATCATAAGTAAAATGTCTTACTATTTCTGCTAATTCAAATGCTTTTGACATATTACACCTTAATTAAAATTTTCTTTTGTTTAAATGTTGTCCCGTTACCTGCGGGCGTTATTCTAAGTCTAACATCTCCACCTACAATATCAACAGCAGATGTAAATAAATCAGCTCCTGATTTTACTGCACCGTATTGGTTCATATAGGCACTAGTACCATCATGTGTGACCATTGCTTCTACGCTATGATACGCTGAAGATGTATTTGCTTGTATAAAGTATTTAGCAGTTCGATAGGTGCTAGCTTTAAATGTATTTAAAGTAAATTGGCTTGTATCTGATGATGCATATGCTACAGCTTCATCTAAGTCATTTGTAGCTGATGGATATACAACTATTTCTACAAAGTCTCCTGAGACAACTGGATTAGTTAATGATATATGTGTTGTATTAGGTGTAGTATAATCATCACCTTTAACTTGTTTAACACCATTAAGGAACATTTGTTCTTTACCTTCTATATAAGATAAAGTTTGACTTGCGTCATCTGCTCCAGTTATAGTTGAGGATCCAGAAGATATAGTATACTGATATTCTTTTCTACCAGTTACACCTACTATACTAACTACTTCTACTGTATCACCACTAACTGCATTAGCAGCTAATGTAACGTGAGTACTATTAGATGCTGTATAGTCTTCTCCACCATCAACTAATTTAACACCATTTAAATAAACATCTTCCTCGCCTGGAGTATAAGACATTGTATTACCATTAGCGTCTGCGCCACCTATTACAGTAGCATTAGCACTAGGTTCAAATTTAAAATTGTGAATGGTGACACCACCGCCACCAGAAGCCGATTGGTCAACCCATGAAAGTGATCCACTTCCGTCTGTTGTTAAAACTTGATTAGCACTACCATCAGTTCTTGGTATTGTGATATTACCAACTGTAAGTGCTGAGTTGACTTTTGCCGTAGATGAATTGGCATGAATGTTATTCGCGCCGACAGACAGGTTAGTTGTATTAGCACCAATCTCAAATATAACAGTTCCATTGGAACCATACATGATTCCATCAGGCAAGTTAAGAGCTAACTCACCGGTCGTTATATGAGATGTATTAGGCGCTTGTCCAGAAACGGACGAACGCTTAACTAAAAACTTTGCTGCCATTTGGCTTATATCCTCTTATATAAGAGGTGAGGATACACTCTTCCCCGTCACCTACTTCTTTTTACTTTTGCTCTCATCTGGAGCTTCAATCGGTTCTAAGTCATTTTCTAGATCTTTAACCCTAACAGCTAATTCTGTTATCTGGGTATTTAAAACATCTATTCTAGCCTTATTACTAATTACTTCTAAACACTTCTCATTATAAGCAGTGTTCAATTGTGCGATATACTGTTTAATGTAAATATCGTCTGCATTTTCAAATGCTTGCATAATATACTCCTATTATATATTAATATGTTCCACCATCGATTATAGCCTCGATGTAAGCTAAGTCACTTGCTGAGTAGGAAACCGTTCCAGCTGGCTCAGATGTTATTCCTTCGAAGAATATAAAAGCCTTATTACTATTAGATGTGTCTCTAACAAATCCAGAATATTTCTGAGTACCGCCAACGTCATACGTTGAATAAAAACCAGTATCAACCGCATCTGTATCATCTGCAGTTTGGTTTGCAGCTAGTTTAATTAAGTTATCATCAATTGTAACTGTTGTTGAAGATACTGTAGTTGTTGTACCTGCAACGTTAAGGTTACCACCAACATATAAATTTTCTGCTATACCAACACCACCATCTACTACTAAAGCACCTGAGGCTACAGATGATGAAGTTGTTGTATCATTTATATTGACTTGTCCTGCGATTTCATTATTAGCACCACTTAAAGCTGTATTGCCTGCTACGGTCAAAGTTCCATCAGTATTAATATTACCTGATGTTGCTATTACAGCATTGACAGTAGAGTTACCTACTGTTACACTACCACTAAAGGTAGAAGTGTCTGCTACTGTTAATGAATCGGCTAATGCAGTATTACCTGCTACAGTTAATGTTCCATCTGTATCAATATTACCAGATGTAGCAATGACTGCGTTTACAGTAGAGTTACCTACTGTGACAGCACCCTTCATTAATGATGTGGTGCCTACTTCTAATGTTGTAGTAACATTAGCAAAACCTGTTACCGTTGTGTTTCCAACTCCTAGAGTTTTAGAAGAAGTTGCTCCTCTTCCTAGTACGGTATCTAGTGTTGAAGTTGAATTAACATTGATTACTGTTGAGTTACCTGCAACAACTGTATCTGTTCCACCAGTAATTAAAACACTATCATTTGATAGCGCATTATTGTCAACATTTAAAGTAACAATACCATGAGTAGCGTTACCTGATTGGGCTAGGTTATACTGGTCGCCAGATAATGTGAATGCATATCCTGTTGAATTAGCGGAATACAGCTTCTTAGCTGCTATATCAATTGCTAACTCACCTTCTGCAAGCGCATTATTTGCTGGGAGACCCGTACCTCTCCTCAATTTAATAAGTGCGTTTCTTGCCATTTATAACTCCTATTTCTTCAATTTCTTAAATGGAGATTGCTTACGTTTCGCATCTTTGGATGCTAAAGCTTTATCTATAACTATATTATTTATAGAACTTAGCTCGTCAACTATCTCTCGTAAAACCTCTAGTTCCGCACGCAATTGTTGATTGTCCTGCGAAAGGTTATCTATAATAATTTTTTGGTTTGATACGAATTTACTTAATATTTTTAACTCTGTATCACCAAGTTCGTCTTTTATTTTTGCGTCTCCTCTTCCGAAGAGTCTTTTAATAAGTTCCACCATCTAAATCACCAAAGTCCACATCATTATCTGTTACTATCATTACTTGCCCATTTGAACCAGTTTTAAATTCTATGGCACTAGAATTAGCTGTTCCAAATAGAGCATTAGCTGTAAAGCTACTTAATCCTGTACCACCATATGCTGTGCTTAACGGAGCTGTTAACGAAGTAATTGTTGCGCTTACTAAGTTAGCAGACGTAAAGCCAGTATTACCATTATATTTAGCCCCACTAACAAAGATGCTTTTTCCTGCGGTAACACCTGAAGGTAAGTTAGAGCCTATGAAATGTAATGTACCTGATTGATAATCAAAATACCATTCATCATCATTCCCAGATCCAGTCTCAAATAATTGAGTTCCATTAGATGTTGGATTACCAGATCCAGAGGAATCTACATATACTTTTAATTGATATGTAGCTCCAAATGTAGGGGGCACCCAATTAGTAACTCCTGTTTTCCACGTTCTTCTTGCGGTTGAGGAACTATCTTCCGTTGTTCCGGATCCCGTATAAATTATCAACACACCTGAGTTGCTAGTAGGGATAGTAGAGGGTATACTTCCAGCTTCTGACCACAATTGGGTGGGTTTGATAATAAGCTCCGAAACGATGGATTCATTGGGTGCTTTTTTATTTGCGTTGGTGTCAGTCTTCATTTTACCGAAGCCAATCTTCTTCCAAAGTAAATCGGTTTTTTGATTATCAGCAATAGCCATTATTCTATCTCCAACCTAGTTATACTTTGTCCACTATGCAAACCTATACTAATAAGTATTTGGTTATTATAAGCAGAAGATCCATTCTGATCACCTAGTGTCATTGTAAAGACACTATTACTTATATTCGTATTTGCTTGGATCCTATCACCGGATGTAAATGCACATCCATCAGAACCATTACCACCAGCTGTAGTATTAGCTCCTGGCGTTCCGGATCCAGCATAAGTAGATGAACAATCAATCCAACCATTTGAATCTGATGTATCATCTATATCTGTTCCAGGTGCAGCAACATGGAATGATGCTACGTTACCTGTTAATCTAACATCAAAGTTAGACATTGTTGATCTTTTAAATGCAAATCTAAAGTATTGAACTCCAGATCTACCTGTGCTTAAATTTGGTCCAGCTGGTAAGTAACCACTGGAATAATTATTTTCATTATGTGCTAATGTTCCATATCTAACAATTGCTTCATCCGTGCCAGCCACAGTAACTGCACCACTCCAAGCATTACTAGCGTAGTAATCAACATTATTCGCAAACGTTGGAGTTGCATTGGTAGATGAGAAGTTAGATAATCTTTTACCGTCTGTATCATGTCCTGCTCCTAAACTATCAGACACAGGAATAGCATCCTCTCTAACACCTGATGAATTACCATTATAAGTAGCTATTTTAGTATTAGCATATTGTATAGTAGATCCATTACCATTGACGTTTCTCATCATCATGGCAAATCCTTCTACACGTCTACCGCCACCATTAACACTTAATTGGAAATCATCTATTGTTACGTTAGCTGACATTCCTGTATTTGCTATAGGATATCCAGCATTCAATGTCGCACTTGGTAAAATACTATAAGCTTTAGTTTGTGTATTGAATGCTGAACCATTGTCCCCTTCTACATTTGTACCTGATGAAATAGTAAAGGGTGATGTGTCGTTTCTATATGTTTGTCCAGCTACATTAGAAACCAATACTCCTGATACATTTATTGATGCATCATTTGTATAATAAGGGACTCCAGATACGTAAGCCAATGTACCTGCAGAGTTTTGACTTACAGAAGTCCCACTGAAATTAATAACTGGTGCACCTGTTAAATTATCATGAACAAACTCCATGACATTAGTATTGCCTTGACTTGAATGACTTAACTTATAAGTATGTGCGCCAGTACCTAAACTTGATTTTGATATTCTACTTCTAAATCCAGAATATAAACCAGGTGCATGTATTCTGTTAGCTGCTGATACTGAATCACCAGAAGCATCGAAATTATAGAAGTCTAATTCATCTACGACTTGGAGTGAATTATTGGTGCCAGTATTATCAGAAGAATTAAAAGTAATAGTTCCATCTACTGATCCATCTACGATAGCAGAGACCGTGCCTGAGCCGGCATCATATGCGATTTGTGAATTTGCTTCTCCAGTTGTTGCAATTGCTCCACTAGTTGTGTATCTATAACTGATTGTATCATCTGCGCTAAAAGAACCCTCTGATGTATTGTTAATGAAGCCGGAGGCCAGTCTGGGGTTGGTTCCAACAGATGACGAAGAAAGTCCAAGTGTTTTTCCCGACAATCCTTCCGGTGCTGCAATGGAGGTATTGAAGATTTTGATGGTCTTGGATGCACTATCCGGCAATGCTGACGGATCTGCTGTGGAGTGAGTATTAATGGAAAGGGTGATTGTATTTGACCCGGTTCCGGTTCCAGATGAGTATACGTGCGATTTTCTTGATCCTTGTGTACCACCATCGACGCTAGTGTTGGAGATAGAGTCAGAAGAAGAATCGCCCCAATTAATAAAGAAAGTCGCAGTGACGTCATTCGCGTTCGTTGTATTATTGTCGACATATATTGTTTCATTTATGTTTGCCTCAGTTATTACTGTACCACCAGATGAGACATTATATATGTTAAAGTCTGCATTTGGATCTGATGTATACAATGTAATTAAATCTGTAACAGAATGTGATGCTGAATTACCTGAGCCTTTAGCAGAAGTATTCTTAGCTGTCACTGTAACATCAAAAGGCGATGATGCATTATTAGAATATGTATGGCTTGGTGTACTATCAGTAGTATTATTTGACCAATTACCATCACCCCAATTAATATCAAAGTGAGATGCATTACCTGTTACGTCTAATGTTAGTGTAGCAGTTAATGGAGCTCCGCCTGTATTACCAGATGTGCAAGTTACTGTTACATCTCTAACGTATGTATTTTGATATATATTATACATCACCTCATTTAAAATGTCAACAGAATCTGATATCTTTGTAGTATTAGCTAAGTCTACTGTTGCACCTTCTGCGCCAGATCCTTTACCATTAGCATAAGCACCATCTGTAGGTGGTCCTATGACTATACTATTACCACCCAACTGAGCTTCAATATTATCTACATATTGTTTTGTAGCTACTTCCATTGCGCTCGATGGATCGGTTGACACTGTCATTTGATTAGCGTATACTTGTCTATATTGTTTTGCTGAGGATCCTAAATCATAAGATACATTATCTGATGGTATGATACTAGTATTAACTGTAGCACCTAATGATATTACATCACCACCATCACCTAATTGTATACTAGATCCTCTTAATATTAAATCTCCATTTACTGTTAAATTGTTTGATATAGAAATATCATTAGCGTGCAATGTTCCTGTAAATGTAGTAACAGTTGAATTAGAAGCTATAATTTGAGGTTCATGAACTCTTACTGTAGAGCCCATACCTGAATGTGCACCACAATAATAGAATAATCTAGTAGGTGCGTCTGCTTCTAATTGAACTACTGTATAAGCACCAGCTGAACCTGGAGTTCCTGATGAAGTAACTCCTGTTGTAAATTCTGATCCTGAGTTATGAGTACCATCGCTTGTCTCACTAAACTTAATAGGATGTGTTGCGTTTGTTGAATCTGATTGATCGAAGTAATATTTAATTCCAGGCAGCAATCTAATTACTTGTTGGGATCCACCATCTATTAAAAACTTACCACCAGATACTGTAACTGTCTTTTTAAATCCTTGAAATGCTGCTTCTGTAATAGATTGATTAGGATATGTAGCAGAAGTAGATATAACTAAATTATTAACAGTAGCTGTACCATCAATAGTAAGAGCTACTGATTTTAAATTATCTACATAAGATGTTGAGTTAACGACAATAGCTTGGTTTGCTGATAACGTTCCTGGTGTTCTTCTACCACCTACAGGAACTGATACTGCATTAGTGCTATCACCAACAAATAGTATATCACCATTAGTTGTAAATGCTAATTCACCGAAAACAATATTAGCAAACGCATTAACGGTTTGCGATCGTTTTATTTGAATTAAATCAGCCATTAGGTTACCTCACCGCCATCAATTGCTCCACGAGCTGAAGCTACAGATATAGGTGCAAAGGTATTTGACGATTGATTATAAGCTAATACGTGACCATTTGCTACATCATCATAATTAACATTAATACCAGTAACATCACCAAGAGTGGTTTGGTTTTTAATTATTTTTGTAACAACTGGGTTTTGGGTTGATTGTATAGTTGCTTTAATACTTGTATTGGCCATTAGTATGAATACTCCGGTGTAACAGTTACCGTGCCTTGTAATACTCTCGTCACATTAGCACCTTGATTAAGTTCAACATCATAGGAGTATCTTCCAGGTGGGATAGCACCTGTAACGGAGTTATTGGCAGATAGTGTTATTTCACCGGTAGTACGATCACTAACTTGTGCCGATAGTGTATAAGCCGTGTTAGATGAGAAGTGTTTTCTCATCTTCATAGAACATGTAGATCCATCATCTATAACGTAAACAGCGCCATTTGATTGCGTCACGTTTACCGCTATTGAATAATCTGTTCCTTTGTCTATTGTAAGATTAGCTTTGATTGCCATTGATACCCTCTATTACTATATTATATTTAGGCGATTTAAGCTCTTAGCATTCAGATTCTATTTCATCAATTACATCTTCACGTAGATATTCATCATTTATAATAGTAGAAAGTGTGAATCTCCAAGTATCAGGTGTGTGTGCAGCATGCCAAGATAAGTCTTCTTCTTTATCTACATGTCTAATATTTTCTTTGTCATTTCCTCTTGGATTTTTAGTATCTTTAAAGCCAACAAAGTCACCTGCTCGTCCAACCCATTCATTAGGTCTATCTGGATAAGCTATTCTTTTACCATCTTCTACTGTATAAAAATTACCTTCGCCACCCCAATTATAATGCAATAATATATTATAACCAGGTGCATTACTATTATTATGCCATCCTATATATCCGCCAGGTGGATAGAATGCAGCTAATGCTAATGAGTTTCCTCCTAAATATTTATAGGATATATCTTTAATAACATCTAAACTACCATCATAATATGGTTCTTGAGTGATATTAATATATGATACCATATTTTCAAAAGATGGGAACCCGTTTGTTAATTCCGCTCTGAGCCCATGTTTTTTAGTTTCTTCTACCATCCAATTATAAATGTCTATATGACATGGATCATCTTTTTCATATTTCTTATGAATATCATAACCTGCGAATGCTTCACCAGGACCATCATTTCTTCCTTTATTAGCTTCTTCTCTTTGGTAGGGGTTTTGTTTCTCTAAATGCTTTTTCAGCATCGCATCTAATTTTCTTCTTTTATCACCTTCTTTTATCCAATCTTCAGCAGCAATACGTAATTCATCTAAAAGTTTTATAAAACCTTTATTACGTATTTTTATTTCTGTCATTCTCATAATTATTCCATTTTTTGTTTTATCTGATGAGCTGGATAATGATATAATATAATTTCGAAATCTTCTGGAACAGGATCTGTATGCCACCTAGGTATTCCAGGACACCAATTCCATTGATATTGATAATAAGTGTCATTTTCTATTTCTTGAATTTTTAAATCTGGAATATCTTTATTGCATAACCACCACCAAGAAAATTGATCCCAACTTTGATTACCTCTATAGAACTCTGGATGATTATCCCACCATTCATCATTTTCATTTATCTCTTGCCAAAGCTCCCACCATCGTTTAGCAGCCAATGCTGCATTGGGTCTATTTTTATTCCAAAGAAAGAATCCACCATGATGCCTTAAATGTCTAACACCATCATTGTCTCTCCATTCAGGATCCTTTTCATAATCTTCTTGATAGAGCATTGTAGAAGCACCAGTCTGTGCATATATGTTAGTAAAAGCAAAATCATGATCATCATCTAATAAATCAAATACTTCATTAACTCTTTCTGATTTAGCTTCCATATCAGCATCCATATAACAAGATATATCAAAAGGTGAATGCTGTAAAGCCCATAATTTATTTCTTATATTATTAGGTCCATCAGATCTTATTTCAACTACATTATCATAGTCTTTAAATTCATCAGCCCATTCAGGTATAGTTGATACAAATATAGGAATATCTGGAGCGTAATCATCTAATGAATCAACTAAATTTAAAGCTAGCCTTTTAAATACTTCTTTAACAGAAGCTACAATTACAATACCTTTAGTCATCTTTTAAATCACCATGAACAATAAGAGCTGCAGTATAAGCATATAGCTCTGCAAAGGTATTAGCTTTTCTTATTCTTCTTTTAAGAAGCTTATCTTCACATTTAGCTACTTCATCTATTTTAAATATTTCAATCTTCTCATTAAACAAAGACTCTTGAAATTGCCTAATGTCAGCTTCTTTTTGTTGTTGTTCTTTTATGGATCTTTCTTGACGATATCTTGCGATATCTTCTTCGGTAGCTTTATCAATTACATCTTCTGGAAATTCTGCAATTACTGCATTAAAGTTTTCAGTGTCGTCTCTATCTATAACGATATCACGACTACCATCTTCTGTAATCTCTCTAGCCTTTATGCGTTGTTTATTTTCGGGATCTTCCCAAAGTGCCTTTTTGAATCTGGCCATAATATAACTCCATGATATATTCCTAAGTTAAAGTTATTATAACTTATTTTTATTTATTATGCAACTCTAAGCCACAATTTCTTTGTGCTATTTAGAGATGGTGTATCAGTCACTGTCGCGCCAGTATATTGACCTGTGAATTGGTTACTATATTGAACAGTGTATTGAGGTCCAGGAGTAGCTCTTTGATATTGTCCATCTGAGTAATTAGGTCCTGGAGTCGCTCTTTGATAATTACCTGTATACTGAGGTCCTGGTGTTGTTCTCTGATATTGTCCATCAGTGTAACCTGGTCCAGGAGTTGCTCTCTGATAATTACCAGTGTATTGTGGACCTGGCGTAGTTCTTTGGTATTGACCATCTGAATAATTAGGTCCAGGTCTTGTTCTTTGATATTGGACAGAATATATTCTTAAATATTGAACAGTATATTGCCCTTGATATTCTCTTGCGTATTGTATAGTATATTGAATAGAATATACTCTATTAAATTGTCTAGCATATAATCCTTCATACTCTCTTGCAAATTGTCTACCATATGCAGCGGAATATATTCTACCAAATTGTCTAGCATATTGACCTTCATATTCTCTTTGATATTGAACAGTATATTGTGGACCACCAACGGTTCTTGTATATTGAACTGTATATTGTGGACCAGGATTTTGTCTAGCGAATGATCTACTATAGTTAGGTCCTGGATTTATTCTAGTAAAACTTCTTGCATAGTTAGGACCAGGATTTATTCTAGTATAATTTACTGCATAGTTAGGACCACCAGTTTGTCTTGTAAACTGTCTAGCGAATGATCTACCATAGGATCCAGTATATACTCTAGTAAACGATCTACCATAGGATCCAGTATATACTCTACCAAATGATCTACTATATTGGCCATAATATACTCTACCAAACGATCTACTATATTGACCATAATATACTCTACCATAGTTTACACTATAGTTGACTGTATAAGAAGGTCCTGGTCTCGATCTGCCATAGTTGACTGTATAAGAAG